CTTTCTCTACGGCATATATCTTGATTCCTCCGTTGTGTATCTCTTGAATCAAACGTGGGTCTGCGCTGTCGGCAATGACTTTCAATCCCCACGGGCGAAGAGTCTTGATGATGTCAGAAGAAAGCAATCCAGTACGGTAATCCACTTCATCCAAGTAAAGGGCGTTATCAACGATACCACAACGAATGGAAGCAGACGGGTCATGCGTATAACCGAAGTCTTGCCCGAAAGCAACTTTCTTTGCCCAAGCCGGGAACTCGTCAACAATTCCCCACTTCTTGAACACAGCACCTTCTGCAACGTCAGCCCAGCGACCGATAACCACATGAGCATACTTTTCAGGATTACTCACCTTCATATCTTCCACCTCTTTCAGGAACTCAGGAGAAAGGTTATCCAAGTTATCAAAATACGTAGTATGGATATGGAGCACATTCGGATGAGTGGAAATCTGAACCTGCACACCGTCAATCTCTACCAGCTTGTGAGTTTTCTCAATGTATTTCTTGTAGATGAAGTGATTGGAATCGCATGGGTTCATTATAATGATAATCCGGTTCTGAATACCCTTCTTGCGAATGGAGAGCATTATCTTGTCGAACTCATCTTCGCTTGTCCACTCTTCCGCTTCATCGCAGACGAAAGTCGTAATGCCTTGAATGGATTTCAGTTTTGCTGTCTGGTTCCCGGAAGAAGTCTTGATACCCCGGAACATGATACGGCTCTTAGTCATCTTATTGACTATATCCGTCTTTGTGGTCTTGAAATATTTCGTGGTTCCGTCCAAATCTATCTTCTCCATCATTTCGGGGATGATAGACATACCGGCAGAAACCATCGTGTAACGGGTGTAAAGAATCTGATGAACTATCTTCTCTACGGGAGTCATTTCAAAAGTCAACCGCTCAATAAAGGTAGAAGCATTGAAAGACTTTCCGCTACCACGCCCACCGGTGATAAGAATTATAAATTTTTCCTTATCCTCGTATAATGGATGGTAAATTTCTTGAGGTACTATCATTTCAGCTTGTCTTTAATCCAGGAATCAATGTTGATGCCATGCTCTATGTCTGTTGGAATATCAGCGTCTTCATCTTGTTTGCGTTCAATCTTTCTCCAATCTTCATCATGGTGGTACAGCCAAACGGACATTGCTTGCAAATTAGGAGCCAACTCGCTTTCGCTTACTTGTAATTCATCTTCGCCCGTCAAATTCCCTTCTGAATCACGGAGCTTTCTTACCACGGTGCTTTTGGTTTTTATGCCACCGAGAGCCATTGCAAGGAATTTAGCCCTTACAGTGGCATTGATTGTCGCACGCCCACGCGCTAAGACTTCGGATATTTCGGTGTACTCACTTTTCTTTTCGCAGAAAGTTTGTGGTAAAATCCCTATGGCATAAGCAATTTCCTTGTCAGTGAGCCCCTTTTTGGCATACGACTCTACGAGAGAAAGAAAGTCCTCGCTTGTGTAGTCAAACTTGGGCTTTCTTCCTCCTTTGCCTTTTCTGTTTTGAGATTCACTATTGCTCATATTACTTATTCACTCCAAGGATTTTCATCTTCTTCCTCAACGTAAATCCGTTTTAGTCTATCAGATACTTCTTTCAATTCATGTTTCATCTGCTTTACATGAAATTCGGCAGGCATGGGAATTTTCATTGCGCCTAATAGGTTATCTATCGTGTCGACAACTTCCGTAAATTCATCTGGTGCAATCACATATCAATCTATTCTTTCTATTTGTTCATCAAATACTTCTCCCTTTATGAACTTCATATCCGGTCCATAACCGAATCGTTCACAGAAAGCGGCTTTCGCCTCATAGGTATCAAAAGACAACATCACATAGGCATCCATGTTCTCGGCTTTACCTGTTGTTTGACTTCCTTCATGTGGGCTACCTTTTCGGCACGTTCCAACTGTTTGGCGGCCTTATCGGCTTCTTTCTGTTCGGAAACCGGGGTCATCATATCAGACAAAGCATCCGCAATAGAGTTTTCCCCTTCGGTCTGCAAAAGATAGTCGACACCAATCATATTCAAGTCTGCATCGGTCAGACCTGCATCTTTCCAGTCAATATCAGGAACAATACGGGCAAGAGCGTCAAAATCCCATGTCCCTTGTGCATTA